CATTGCTTACCGATGGTACTGTAGAGGTTGGTTCAATTTCTGATATAACAGGGGCGGTTATAACTGTTAATAGTGTTCTAAAGACAGATAGTGAAGGTAATAAAACAACGCAATCTACTTTTTCTTCTGCTCCAGCTACAAATTCACCATATCTTATTACAAGTACGACAAATCAAACTCAATTATTTAGAGTTGTTCAAGTTACAGAAGAGGATGATATAAATTACGCTATTAGTGCTTTAACTTATGTAGAAGGAAAGTATGGTTTTATTGAGAATGATGATGTCTTACCAGAAAGAAAAGTATCAATTCTAAATGATCCTATAGCTGCACCAACCAACTTAACTGCTCAAGAAAAAACAGTTGTTATAAATGGTGTTGCAAGAACAAAATTAATAATTAGTTGGAAAGAACCAGCTAAAACTTTTTTTAGTGAAACAGGAGATGTTTTTGAAAAACCACAAGGAGTCAGTCAATATCAACTAAATCATCGTTTTGTTGCAGAAAGTGGTGTAAAAGATAATTTTATTACTCAAGTTGTTTTTGGAAATGATTTTGAGATTATGGATACTAAAAAAGGAAGTTATGATATTGAATTATTTTCATATAATGGCTCAGGATTATTATCTCCTAGCCCTCTAACTGGAACAATAGACACAGATGGTAAAAAAAATCCTCCAGAGGATGTAGCTGGTCTAACAATCGAACCAATAAATGAACAATTTATAAGGCTTAGATATACACAAGCAGTTGCTCTTGATGTTTTGCATGGAGGTAGAGTCTTTATTAGACATTCCAACCAAACAGGAGTAGGAGCAACTTTTGAATCTGCGATAGATATTGTACCAGCCGTAGCTGGAGCAACTAATGAGGTAATCTGCCCTGCACTAGCAGGAACTTATCTTGTTAAATTTCAAGATGATGGAGGTAGGTTTAGTGTAAATCCTACAAAAGTTAATTTATCTCTTGTTGATATTTTAGATTCAATCACAGTAAAAACTGATAGAGAAGATAATGATACTCCACCTTTTAACAATACGACATCAAGTTTATTTAACAATGCTGAATATAGTTCTACTAGAGGGGGATTAATTTTAACCAATATAGGCATTACAAGTCCAGCTACAAAAGCTACTGGAACTTATGATTTTGCGACCACTTTAGATTTAGAAGGTACATTCTCACTTGTCTTAAAAAGGTACATTCAAAGTGCTGGTTTCTATCCTTCTGATTTATTTGACAGTAAAGTAGGACTTGTTGATACTTGGCCGACTTGGGATGGTGATGTTGCTGATAGAGTTAATGCTAAATTAATGGTAAAAACTTCTACTGATATGAGTTCTTATACAGACTTCAATGAGGTTGCAAATGGTACTTTTAAAGGTAGAGGATTTAAATTTCAAGCAAGATTAGAAACTACCGATCCTGCTCAAAATATAGTTGTACAACAGCTTGGTTATTCGGCAGAGATGCCATCAAGAACTGAACAATCGAGCAAGATTACATCTGGATTAGGAGCAAAAACAGTTCCTTTTGCAGCACCTTTCTTTACTGGCACAACAGCTTTAACAGCTTTAGGATTTACTGTTCCAAAACCTTCTGTTAGTATTTCACCTCAAAACATGGCAACAGGAGATTTTTATGAGTTAGACGATAACAATATTTCTGGAACTCAATTCATAGTTCACTTCAAAGACTCAAGTGGTGCTAATATAAGCAGAGATTTTACCTACACTGCTGTTGGTTTTGGTAAAGGAGGGTAGAATGGAGGCAAAAAGTAATTTGTTATGAGTAATGTAACGGATTTTGTTATTGATAATGCTTCTGGTCAATCTGTGAGGCTAGACATACAGGCTTGTTTACAAGCATTACAATCAAGTAATTCAAAAGGCTCAGATTTAACTACTGGTCAACGTGCAACAGGAATGTGGTTTCTTAGGAGTGATACAAATGATTTAAATATAATAAATTCTAGTAATGGTATTACACCAGTTGGAAATATAAATCAAGATAATTTAGGTCTTTTACCAAGATCAGGGGGAACTTCTTCTCCAATGCTAGGTCAACTCTTGCTTGATGATGCTGGTAATGCTGCTGCACCTGCTTTATCTTTTGATACAGATACAGATTTAGGTTTATTTAGAAAAGCTGCAAACCAAATGGGTTTTTCATCTAGTGGTACAGAACAGATGATATTTGACGGTAATGGATTAACACTTCAATCGCAGAATGATTTACGTTTTGCTGATGCTGACAGTAGTCATTATGTAGGATTTCAAGCACCAGCTACTATTTCATCAAGCTTGATTTGGACATTACCTTCTGAAGATGCTGCTGTTTCTGGCTATGCCCTTGTATCAAACGCTGCTGGTACGTTAAGTTGGGCTGCTGCTGGAGCTGGGGCAGTAGGTGGTGGATCTGATGAAATATTCTGGGAAAATGACCAAACTATTACACAGGATTACACAATTTCAAATAGTAAGAACGCTGGAAGTTTTGGTCCGATTACTATACAATCAGGTGTAACAGTTACAGTTGGTTCTGGAGAGACATGGACTGTAGTATAACTGTGTATATAATGAATTTAAAGTTATAAAATTATGAGCATATTAAACGTTAATAATATTACTGTTAATAATATTACTAATGCTTCGAATCTTTTATTTAATGTTAATAGCTCGGAGCGTATGCGTTTAGATTCGTCTGGAAGGCTTTTATTTGGGACTGCAACTGTTGATGGTGCAGGTGGCATAACATTTAAACCTGACAATGATGACAATGCAGCCACAATGGTATTTAATCGGGCAAATACTACAAATACATCATTTATACAATCTTTTCTAAATGCTGGTACTTCTGTTGGCTTTATTGCTTATACGAGCACATCAACAGTTTTTAGTACAAGTTCAGATTATAGATTGAAAGAAAACGCTGTTTTAATAGATGATGCTTTAACAAGATTAAAAACTCTTAAACCGTATAGATTTAATTTTATAAATGAACCCAATAAAACAGTTGATGGTTTTTTTGCACATGAGGTAACAGCAGTTCCAGAGGCTATTACAGGAACTAAAGATGAAGTTGATTCTGACAACAATCCCATTTATCAAGGAATAGATCAAAGCAAGTTAACTCCGTTACTTACTGCTGCATTACAGGAAGCAGTTGGTAAAATAGAAGTACTAGAAACAAAAGTTGCTGCATTAGAGGCTAAATAAATTATGAGTACACTTGCTGTCGGTACAATTAAAAGTATTTCATCTGCCGCACCAGTATTTCAAAATACTAGTGGAACAGAAAAAGGGCAACTGTGTAAAGCATGGGTTAATTTTGATGGGACATTTGGTACGTCTCCTTTTACTGAGGCAAATGGAGGAATAAGAGATTCTTTTAATGTAAGTTCTATTACTGATAATGGTCAAGGTGATTACACTGTAACCATGACCAATGCAATGAGCAATACAAACTATGTTGTACAAGCCACATCAGGAGATAGTGCTACTTCGGCTGTTAGAGGTTGTGGGGTGATGAATAGTTTGACAACTACTACTTTTAGAGTGCAACCTAATTTTACAGGTGGTACTATAAATGGTTCATTTTCGAGAGACGATCCTATTGTTTGTTGTTCAGTTTTTGGAGATTCCTAATGTCAACACTTAAAGTAAACACAATACAAAACACCTCTGCAGCTCACAGTTCAACACCAGAAGAAATTGCACAGGGTAGAGCAAAAGTGTGGGTTTGTTTTAATGGTACAACCGTTACATCTAGTGCTGATATGACAGGTGTAAGAGATAGTTTTAATGTTTCATCAGTTGTTGATAGTGGAACTGGTCTGTATAAAATTAATTTCTCTATAACTTTTGCTAATACTAATTTCTGTGTATTAGGTATGAGTTCAGATGCACAAACACAATTTGGTGCTTATATGGTTGACTTATCATCAAATAGTAGTCATACGAGAACCACTAGCTCTGTAAGTGTATTTACTAGTAGTTCTCAAGCTTTAATGGATACTACTTTTAACAATGTTGTTGTTTTTGGCGATTAATAACACTTAAGATATACTAAAAGAAAAAACTTATGGCTAATTCAGACAAAAGATTTATCTATGCTAATGATGACGGTGGTATTTCTATTGTTATTCCAGCAGATAATACAGATTTAACCTTAGAGCAGATAAAAGATAAAGATTGTCCTAGTGGTAAAACAGTTTATACTGTTGATAAGTCCGCAATTCCTACAGACAGGAGTTTTAGAAACGCTTGGACTTATACGGAGTAAGACATGGGATTTGGCGTTGACATGGCTAAAGCCAGAGAAATTCACAAAGCGAAAATTCGAGCTGCCAGAGAACTAAAATTCAAAGAGCTTGATGTTGAATTTACAAAAGCATTAGAAGCTGGAACAAGCACAACTGATATTGCAGCAAAAAGACAAGCATTACGTGATGCTCCTGCTGATTCTGGTATTGCTGCTGCTAATGATACAGATGCACTAAAAGCACAATGGAACACTGATATACTAGGAACATCACCTTATAGCTAATGGCAATTCAACCTGGAACGTATAATTTTACATTACAGAGGCGATCAGATCATTCGATCCCTTTGTTGTTTAAAGACAGCAGTAATAATGCAATAAATTTAACAGGATTTACTGTAGCGGCACAGGTTTGGGAAGAAACACGCACCACAAAATATGCTGATTTTAGTGTTACATATACGGACAGAACAGCAGGGTCAGTAAAAATCTCTTTAACAGATACGCAAACAGCAACTTTTACTCCAAATGAGTTAAAATATGATGTTCTTCTTACAAATGCATCGGGTGAAAAAGAGTATTATTTAGAAGGTACTATATTTGTTTCAGAGGGTTATACAGCATGAATAGTGTTCAAATTACTGAAGAAAAAAATACTGTTACAGTCGATGAGACTACTAATACTGTCACAGTTACAGAAAGTAATGCTACTGTAGTCACTGTATCTACCGAAGGCACACAAGGTCCAGCTGGTACATCTATAGATTTAAGTAACGCAGTAGATGATTCAGTACTGTATTTTCACGCTGCAAGTGGTACATTAAAAGCAGATGATACAACTACCAAACTAACACTTGTTAATGGGGGAAATTTTTAAGTTATGTCAAATACGATAAGAATTAAAAAGAGATCAGCTAGTGGCAGTGCTGGCGCACCCTCAAGTTTATCTCCTTCAGAATTAGCTTTTAATGAAAATGATCTGAAATTATATTATGGTTTTGGTGATAACGGTTCTACACCACCATCTGCAAGTTCAATTATTACTGTTGGTGGAACTGGTGCGTTTTTTGATAAAGCAACAACAAGAAATGCAAATATTGTATTAGCTGGACCTACAACTGGAAGTGCTGCCGCACCTACATTTAGATCACTTGTAGTAGCTGACGTACCAACTTTAACAGCTTCTAAAATAAGTGATTTTGATACTCAGGTTAGAACAAGTAGAGTAGACCAATTAGCTAGTGCAACGAATCCAGTAACAGGAGTTACGCCTACTGCTGACGCTCATTTTGCAACAAAAGGTTATGTAGATGGTGTTAGTCAGGGGTTAGATATTAAAGAAGCTGTAAAAGTAGCAACTACAGCAAATATTACGCTTTCTGGAACGCAAACTATTGATGGTGTTGCGGTTTCTGCTGATGAAAGAGTGCTCGTAAAAAATCAATCCACTGCATCACAAAATGGTATTTATCTTTGTAAAGCAAGTACATGGCAGAGAACAGATGATTTAGCTGCTGGTGCTGACGCTTCCTCTGTATTTGTGTTTGTAGATCAGGGAACTGTTAATTCTGATAATGGTTTTGTTTGTAGTAGTAATAAAGGATCTGCTGTAGTTGGAACTAATAATTTAGCGTTTACACAATTTAGTGGTGCTGGTACTTTAACGGCAGGAGATGGACTTGATAAGAGTGGTAATGAGTTTAGTTTAGATTTAAAAGCTAATGGTGGTTTAGTTATAGAATCCACTGAATTGGCTTTAGATCTAGCTGCTAGTTCCATTACGGGAACACTGCCAGTAACTAAGATAACAAGTTTGACTGCCACAGTTACAGAGTTAAATAAACTTGATGGTTTAAATAGCACGACTACAGAGTTAAATACTTGTACAGATGGTGATACATCTGCAACATCAACAACACTTGCCACTGCTGATCGTATGGTTGTTAATGATGCGGGGACAATGAAACAAGTAGCTTTTTCAGACCTTGTTACTTTCCTAGAAGATGGAGCGACATCAGGTTTTGATATTAATGGCGGTACGTTTTAAATTATGTCAAATGTTATTAGACATAAAAGAGGTACTTCAACACCTGCTGCAAGTGATTTCTCCAATACAGCAGAACTTTTAGTTGATACGAATACTGGAAATATATTTAATAAAACTGATGGTAATGCTGTTGTAAAAGTAAATGGTTTAGCAAATATAGTTGAGGACACAACACCACAACTTGGTGGTGATTTGGATATGAACTCAAAGTTTATATCGAGTGGGATTTTAGGTGTAAAAAATACAGGCGCACAGTCAGAACTTAGACTTTATTGCGAATCCAGTAATGCTCATTACGCATCATTAAAAGCACCTGCACACGCTGATTTTTCTGGTAATCTTACTTATACCCTGCCATCAGGATATGGATCCAATGGACAGGTTTTACAGACTAATGGATCGGGTGGCACTTCTTGGGTTGCTCAATCGGGAGGAAGTTCAAGCACTGACCTTATCGAAGTTATGATGTTTACTTAGGAGGTAGAAATGGCTTTATCAAAAACAGGATTAGGATTATTCACCTCTTGTAGTGCTAGTTCTACAACTACTGTTTTAACCGTAGCTTCCAGTAAAACAAATTATGTCAGAGGTTTAATATTACATAATACTCATAGCGGAACTGTAAATGTAAAGGGTCATATCGTACCAAATGGGGGCAGTGTTGGAACGGGTAATGTTCTTTTAGAAGTAAACATAGTTACTAAAGACACTTATTTCCTTGAATTTAACTTTCCTATAATTCTGACCACTAATGGAGATACAATACAAATTGTTGTTGGGGCTGGTGGTGCGATAAATGCACTGGTGGTTGGAGATAAGGAATCTTAAATGGGATTTAAAACACAAGACGGTTTTCAATTTACTGGAAGTGGTGTTGGTTTAAAGTATGTTTCTGGTAAAAGAATATCTTTTTATATTTCAGAACAAGGCAATGTAGGAGCCGAAGTTAGTACTGGATTAATTACAGACAGTTTAGTTGTTTATTTAGATGCAAGTAATAATAGCTCTTACTCAGGTAGTGGCACTACTTGGAGTGACATAAGCGGAAATGGTAATAACTTTACTCTTACAAACGGTCCCACTTATGCAAGTGCTAACGGTGGAGCAATAGTATTTGATGGTACTAATGATTCTGCTGTATCAGCTTTAAACCAAGCGTTTTTCCAATTTGGAACAGGTGATTATAGTTATGGTCTTTGGGTTAAGTTAGATACTCAAGGAAGTAGTAGTTATGCGTCTGTATTATCAAGTGGAGCTGGTAGTGAAGCTAATAGCTGGCAAATAGATTTATACCTTACAAATAAATATAGACACCGCTTAAAAAACAGCAGTGGTACTGATCAAGAATTAGCTACAAATACAATTAGTAATTTTACAAATACTTGGTATTATCTTTTTGTGGTTAATGACAGGTCAGAAAATGAACTAAAAATTTATTTAAATGGAGTTCTTAATGCAACTGGTTCTGGTACAGATTATGGGTCAATCAATGTAGGAAATTTCAGTAGTGCAACAGATACTAAAAATGTTTTTAGTGTAGCTCAAAATAGAAATCATGATGCCTTTATTGATGGTTCAGTTGCACAGGTTCATGTTTATAAAGGTAAAGCACTTACAGCTAGTGAAGTTTTACAAAATTATCTTGCATCTGGTAGTAATTTCTTTGGTAATATCGTTACTACAAATCTTGTCCTTTTTCTTGATGCAAGTAATACCATGTCTTATCCAGGTAGCGGAACTACATGGACTGATATAAGCGGTCAGGGTAATAATGGCACATTAACAAATGGACCTACATTTGATTCTGGGAATGGTGGTTCTATTGTATTTGATGGCACTAATGATTATGTTTCTGAAACTTCTGGATTATCTGATTCTTTTTTACAAGGAAATTGGACAATAAGTTTTTGGGTAAATTTTGATCAACTAAGCACCTCTACTTTAGGTCCTAATGACAGAATATTATTACATCATGGTAGTGCTACAAATAATGGTGGACTTCACTTAGTCCAAAGAAATAGTAAATTACGTTTTGGACTTTATGATGACGATTTGGACGGCACATCAACATTATCTCAAAACACTTGGTATAACATTGTCTTTACATTAAATAATAGTTCGTATGCTAAACAAATTTATATAAATGGATCACTTGATAGCTCTCATACAGGTAGTGGAGCATATACAGGTACAGGTTCTAATACTAGAATCGCAGGAAAAGTGTTAACTTTCGGAAAATATCTTGATGGAAAGATAGCACAAGTTGTTGCTTATAATGCTGCGTTAACAGCTAGTCAGGTACTAAGTAACTACAACGCTGTAAAATCTAATTATCCTAATTTTAATATTATTTCAACTAATCTTGTTTTCTATTTAGATGCAAGTGATAGTAATTCTTACAGTGGTAGTGGTACAACATGGACAGATTTAAGTGACAGTTCAAATAATGGTACGTTAACAAATGGCACTACATATAGTTCTGATTTTGGTGGAGTAATAGTTTTTGATGGAACAAATGATTATGTTCAAACAGCTTCAACTATGTTTGATCCAAATGCAGATTTTACGTTTTCTATTTGGGTTAATGCAGATACGTTAGCAGATAATACTCCTTATGTTTTTATTGGAAATATTAATAACAATGGTAGTTTTATGTTTAGATATAGATATGATTCTAGTACTGCATCTAATGCAATACAGATAGTTGATAGTGGTGTACTTGTTAATGGTACTTTTTCTAATTCTACGTTATTAACAGGCATTTGGTACAACATAACTATAACTAGAACTATCAGTGGTTCGACTAGAACATATACTTTGTTTATCAATGGCAGTTCTATTGGAAGTTTTAGTGATGGCAATGATTTTGATTATGGTTCAACATCTATTGGTACAAAATACACTAGTGATGGTGCAGGGTCACAATTTTTTGACGGAAAGATTGCACAGCTATTTGCTTACAGTTCTGCATTATCAGCTAGTGACATACTAAGTAATTACAATAATACAAAATCTAATTACACAATAATTGCAACCAATTTAGTTTTTCATGTAGATGCTGGTAACCTCCTTTCTTACTCAGGTAGTGGTACTACATGGACAGATTTAAGTAGCAGTTCAAACGATGGAACTTTAACTAATGGGCCTACATACAATTCTGCTAATGGTGGATCTATCGTATTTGATGGCAGCAATGATCGTATAGAGACAGGCTCAGATATGTTTAATCCAAATGCAGATTTTACTTTTACTGCTTGGATTAATTTAGATGCAACATCTGGAGCTTATACTATAGTTTCCGATTATAGTACTTCTGGTAGTTTTCAATTAAGGTATAAAAACGGATTTGGATTAGAAATACTTGATAGCACAGTAGTAAATCTTGGTGCTTTTTCATCTTCAGAAACTTTAGCAACAGGTACTTGGTATAACATAACTGTTACAAGATCATCTAATACATATACTTATTATCTTAATGGAACCTCTATTTCTACTATCACAAGCAGTAATACATATAATGGTGGTCCTCAAACTTTAGGTGCTAATCATTTTGGAACAAGTGAATATTTCGATGGAAAGATTGCACAAGCTTTTGCATACAGTTCTGCTCTTTCAGCTAGTCAAGTATTAAGTAACTATAATATTGATAAGGCTAGATATACAGCATTAATAACAAGTAATCTTGTTTTACAGTTAGATGCAGGTAATAGCAACTCATATAGCGGTAGTGGTACGACTTGGACTGATTTAAGTGGTCAAGGTAATAATGCAACCTTAGTTAATAGTCCAACTTATAGTTCAAGCACTGGAGGTTATTTAAGTTTTGATGGAAGTAATGATTATGCAACTCTACCTGATATGGATTTAACAGGTAATGAACTTACTTTTAGTATCTGGACTTATGCACAATCTGAAACCTCATCTTCCTTAATATTTTTAGGTGACTCTACTGCTTCTCATGGAAACGGTAGAATATTAAGTGTTCATTTACCTTATGCAGCAACTGGAGGTCAATATTATTTTGATAAAGGATATGATGGCAGTTCAAGTGCATCTTATGACAGAATAAATGGTTCATTGCCTGACAGTGATTGGGAAAATGCTTGGGTTAATTGGGTATTTACGGCAAATGCCTCTACAGGAAGTATGAAGATATATCGTAATGCATCATTATATGCTAGTGGTACTGGTAAAACAAAAACCTTTTCTAACTCAGATGGTGACATGAAATATATTGCATATAGTGGAACTAATTATTATGATGGTTACATATCAAAAATCTTGTTATATAAAAAAGAGCTAACTGCTAGTGAGGTGTTACATAACTATAATATTGATAAGGCTACTTACGGTCATTAATTATGTCACGCAACTATTTAATCATTCAAACTTCTGAACTAGATAAAGTAGACTTTTCTCAAGTATTAGAAACTTCTGCTTCTACTGTAAGAAAATCTATTGACACTACAAAAACATTTATAAAATGGGACGGTGATACAACACCAGCTTGTGTGAGCAGTTTAACAGGAACAGAAGGTCCATATACCAAAGATCAGATTATGACTATACTTAATACAGATGCTTGGACTGCTGACGAAGAATTAGCATGAAGGAAATTATAGAAAAACAAATTCTTGAATGGCAACAAGAAATAATTAATCAAAGACAGTATGTTTTAAAACTTGAAGGTGGTGTACAGGCATATCAGTTATTGTTACAAGAGATCGATAAACAAGAAACTACAAAAGAAAACGTAAAAAAGTAGAGGGAATACTTGTAAAAGAGTGTCCTGTTTGTGGTGCAACTTTTAATACAATGGAACAGCGTAGAATTTATTGTTCTGGAGCGTGTAAAACTAGATCAAGTAGAACTAAATCTACTTACTAGGTTTACTTATCATCTGACGGTTTATAAGACCTAAAGTGACGTATAAAGGAGATAGACCTATAATTAAAAGTAATGTAGCTAATGTCATAACTGACATAGCTCTAATAATCGCAAGCTTTATCATGTTTCAGAAAATCTGTAACTATCTTTCCATACTATCCACTGTTTTAGTATTAGGAATACTAGGAGGTGGTTTCTTCACATACAGGTATTTAACATCAGAAGGGTTTCAAAAAAAGATGATGGATAAAGTTCTTGGAGGTGTTACCAATATGATGCCTAAAGTTCTTGATGATTCTCTTCCAAGAATGACAGGGCCATCTATCCCCCAACAACTACCTAAACTATAGTGAACTGCTGGCATTGCAAAACAGAACTTATTTGGGGTGGAGATGATAGCGTTGATGAAGATCCTCTACCTCACTTACAGAATCAATATACAATGGTCACAAATCTTTCCTGTCCAAAATGTCATTGTGATGTAGAGGTTTATAAGCCTAAATATGCCTACGATTAATCAAATACCTAATACAGCTATACCGCGTATACCAATAATAGAAATACCTGTAGAGCAATCATTACCAAATACACCTCATATAACTAAGACGTTACCACCAGCATTAATAATGCCTTGTGCGACACTAAGAAATGATGGAACAGAAAATAGTCAATTATTTATAGATGATCCAAGCGGTAATAAATTAGTATGTCCTTTGCCATATTATGTGCCTTTGCGATATGACAAAAAAAAGATTTTACTTGTAGACGAACAAAAACCTCCAACTAATATAGAACCACCAAAAACAGATACAAAACAACCAGAAGTCCCTAAAGTAGATAAAAAGCCACCATGCCCAGATCCTAAAAAGAACAATCCAAGAATAGGAGACTTGAACGCAAAAGGTACAGAAAAAGTTGTTGGTTTTAAATGGGTAGAAGAAACAAAAGA